CAAAACTCCAGAGGAAATCAAATGACCACCAGCGAGGACCGCGTGCGCCACCAACTCCTCGCCATCGCCGCCGAGCTTGACCTCGAGGCCGACCATGGCTGACATCACCACCTACAAACTCGATGCTGCGTTTGCATCGCTGGAGCAGTTCGACCACTGCGCCAAGCCGGACTGCTTCATCGAAGTGGTCGCATGGCACAACGGCGAGGGCTTCGATGTGCACCTGAGCAGCAATGGGGAGCAATCGTTCAGGTTGACCTGGGGCGAGTTCAAGGCGCTCCGGAAACTGCTCAAGGCGCTGGACCGATGACCCACCTCCGCACCTACCGCGTCACGACCTCCACCGGTGTGCTCACCGTCGAGGCGTATTCCCTGGCCCATGCAATCCTCACCGGGCTGGAGCTGCTGGGTGGTACGTTGCGCAGCTGCCTGCAGGAGGGCGACTGGTGAGCAGCGCTGAACGCGCATGGCGGTATCGCGCCCGCCGTCGTGGGGAGCTGCCGCCGGTGACGAAGCTGGCGTGCACCGCCTGCGGCCGGATCCATACCGGCGCCCGCGGTGAACTGTGCAGCCGCTGCTGGACCAGCACCACGCCGGAAGGCCGAGCCGATCGAGCGGCACGCGTCGCCCGCAGCCGCACCCGCCGTCGCATGAGTGTTACGGATGGTGAACTGGCCACCGCCGAGCCCGGTCTGCCGTAACGGGTGCGCTACTGTATTGGCATCGGGGGAGACAACCCGATCGCCAGCCGGCCATAGGCGTTAAACCGGGCCGAACCGCCCCCAGCAGTCCGGGGGCACCACCCCACCGCCACCCCGTCATGTCAATCACCTGCCTTGCCGCCACCATCGCGGCGATCATCCTGCTGCCGCTGCTGGTGCTGCTCTGGCTCACTGAGACGCGCCGGCAACGTGCACGGCGCTGGCGCAGCTACGGCTGGAGCCAGCAGCGCATCGCGGAGCGGCTCGGCTGCTCCAGGACCACCGTGCGCCGGCTGCTTGTCAGCTAGGTTGCACAAAGGCTACAATCGTTTCGTTACTACCACCCCATGGATCGAATCAACAACATCGTGCTGGCCGTGTTCTTCACTTGGCTGGCGGCGATGATCGTCACTGAGCTGCATGCGCATCACGGCACTCAGCCGGTGGAGGTGCGGAGGTGAGCAGCAGTGAACGCTCGTTACGCCCGGATCAAGGGCCAGGCGCTGCCGGAGACGTACCGACGGCCTCGGACCCGCAGGCGGCAGGTGGTGGCGGCGTGACTGATCTCAGGTTGGGCGACTGCCTCGACGTGATGCGCACGCTGCCTGATGCGTCGGCCAACTGCTGCGTCACCAGCCCGCCATACTTCGGGCTGCGGGATTACGGGCACAGCGATCAGATCGGGCTGGAGCCAACGCCGGATGAGTTTGTAGCCAAGCTGGTGGCTGTGTTCCGTGAAGTGCGGCGCGTGCTGCGGGATGACGGGACGCTGTGGCTGAACTTGGGGGATTCTTACTTCAGCACCACTAAGGGAACAGGTGGTAGCAACCCAGAGACATCGCCTAAGCAGGCATGGAAAGGGCTGGAAAACGGGCAGGGCTTTGCCCCTGTAAAGCTCAATGCGGGGACGCTGCCGATCAAACCAAAGGATCTAATCGGCATCCCCTGGCGCGTCGCCTTCGCTCTACAGGCTGACGGCTGGTATCTGCGCCAAGACATCATCTGGCACAAACCCAACCCGATGCCCGAAAGCGTCACGGATCGCTGCACCAAGGCGCATGAGTACATCTTCCTGCTGTCAAAGTCGGCGCGGTATTACTACGACGGGGATGCGATTAAAGAGCAATCGCTTACTGGCGACACCAGGACTCCATACGGATCTGACGGCGCCTGGGCGATGGATGGGCGCAACAAATGGCAGGAAGGCAAAGGCGGCCAGCGTGCAGACGCCGACCCCAACACTCGCAACCGCCGCAGCGTCTGGACCGTCGCTACCCAGCCCTACAGCGGCGCCCACTTCGCCACATTCCCGCCCAAGCTGATTGAACCGTGCATCCTTGCCGGCTGTTCGATTGGCGGAACCGTGCTGGACCCGTTTACGGGCAGCGGCACCACGGGGGAAGTTGCGCTACTCAATGGCCGCCAGTTCGTCGGGATTGAGTTGAATCCCGACTACTACGAGCTGGCCCGCCAACGCATCACCCGCGCCGCTGCTGCTGGCTACCAACCCAGCCTGCTGGAGGGCGTCGCATGACCACAACCAGCACCTGGTATCCACCGACCGTTCTATCCAACCCACCGTTCAAGATGACTGACCCCATCAACCACCCACCCCACTACACCGCCGGCTCCATCGAGGTGATCGACATCCTCGAACAGGCTGCAGCAGTGGCACCCGATCCGGTTGTTGGCGGCCTGCAGTGGCAATGCCTGAAGTACCTGCTCAGGCTGTGGCTTAAGGGCAACCCGCTGCAGGATGCGCAGAAGGCGCAGTGGTATCTGAGCCGGTTGATCGGCCGGCTGGAGGACCAGCCATGACCGCCATGACCCACCTACCCCGCCGCCGATTCGTGCAGATCAGCCGCACCGTGCAGGCCAATGGTGCCCACACCATCGACGCCATCGACGATGACGGCCGCGCATGGTGGCTCGTTGCCGGCCATGAGGACGCCCCTGAGGAGTGGACTGAGCTGCTGCCGCTACCCAGCCGGGAGGATCGGCCGTGAGCAGCGAAACCAACTCTTACAGCGCCGCCCTGATCCGCCGCATGGCGGACGAGGTTCATGCGCTGGCGACTGAGATCCGCGCCGTCCTAGCCCGCTGGGGCCGCCCCGCCCCGCCGCCGGCTGCCGGGGAGGTGGGGGAGTTGATAGAAGGGCTCAAGCTGATCAGCGACGGTATGGACGCTATGGGCCACGAGTCGGACTCGTGGTTTGTTGCCCGCGCCGCCGACCTGCTAGCCCAGCGCCACCCCGCGCCCGTGCCGGTGAGTGAGCGGCTGCCGGGGCCCAACACCAAGGTGCTCGCGCACTATTACAACGCCCTGGGCAACGGGCGAACAATCTGCGCCATCTGGGTTCCTGCCAAGTCTCGCAGCGACTACGTTGGTGACGATGATGATGATTTTACGGAGTACGACGAAGAGGACAACAAGTTCTATTGGCCTGAAGGCTGGTACGAGCAAATTGAGAACTGGGAAGAACTTGGCTGGGTCAAGGTTTACGAGGGTGAGGTGGTCTACTGGCAGCCGCTCCCGAAGTGGCCCGCCCTGCCGCTGCCTGCGGGGGAATATAATCAAGGAGAAAACAATGTTTAGTGTTCAGCAAAAAAGAGAGATTGCGGATGCCGTGCAACGCATTCTCCGCAATACCAACCATCCAGAGCTGCCTGTCAGTGAGATTCAGTTTTGCCTACACGTTGATGGGGCGGAATCCTGGTCTTGGGCGGACATTCGCAACAATGGCGCGGTTGTAAATCCATCCGTTAATTCATGGAATGAACGACAGGCCATCGCCCTGCCGCTGCCGCAGGGGGAGGTGGAGCCATGACTGATCGACCAAGTATTGACGAACTTATGCGTTCAATGCCGCCACGGTGGCGTTATCGATGGTGCGAGTCAACGCTATGTGGGTGCCTAGGTTGCGCCAATGGTTCTGGGCGGCTCATTGCACACGGATACACACGGGAGGAATACAACGAATGGATCAAAAACAACCCGGAGGAACCTCAATCATGGGCACCCGAACGCCTCTTCGGACGGTGATGCCGCTGCCTGCTGAGGAGGTGGAGTGATGATTGAACTGCCCCAGGGCTGGTACATGCTCAGCGAAATTGAGCCCGAACCAGGAAGTCTATGCGATTGGTCGATCATGGCCCCATGGGGATGTGACCACGGCCAAGGTGAATGGCGGATTGTTGACGGCGAGCCAGCGCCTGAATTATTTGATCTGCTTGACGGCGCTTGGGTCAAAGTACAAGGATTCGCCAACAAAGATGGACTTATGGTTTCAGACCCAAAACTAACGGCATGGCGTTACGTGCCGCTACCTACCACAAAGCCGCAGTCATGACCAGCAACACCCGCGCCCAGCGCCTGATCGACGAGTTTGAGGAAGGCGCTGCCTTTGCCGGAGGCCACAGCGTCCGCCATGGCATCGCCGCTGTGCTACGCCACCTGTGCGCCACCGAGGCTCAGTACGCTGATATGGAATCGTTCTATGCCGTTCCAGTGCACACCTTGGATGGCCTAGCCGACTCCTTGGAAGCCCCCACCCTGCTCGAACGCGCCATGAAAGGCGATGCCGCTGCTGCCCGGCAGTTCCTGCACAAGGGGGGTTTCACCGATGCGGACGGCAATTTGCTGCCGCATCTTCGCTCTGCTGAGGAGGGGCAAGCATGAAGATCACCTACATCTTCGAGTGGACGCACTTCGACGGCACCAGAGAAACTTGGCGGCTCTCCAACTGCACAAGACAAGAAGCCTTTGAAGGCGCGTGCAGAGCAGGCTGGAAGCCGCCTCGTTGGTGGCAGTGGTGGCGATGGCCTGATGGCCCCCGCGCCGCCCACGCCCTGTCGGTGCCCAGCGGGGAGGTGGAGTGATGGCTGAAACCACCACCCCGCCGTGCTGCGAGGCCTGGGAGGCCTGGGCGGGCGACGCCAACTGGTTCGTCGATGCCGAGGGCATCTACAGGATGCCGCATCTAGCCGGCACGCATCATCGCTTCAACTACTGCCCCAGCTGCGGTGCACCACGCCGCAGCGCCATTGTTACCCCATCTGCTGATGACCAGTAGCTGCCCCGGCTGCGGCAGTGGCCGCACCGCAGTCATTGAAACCCGATTGCGTAAAACAGGTGGCCGGCGGCGACGCCATGAGTGCTGCGACTGCCAGCATCGATGGACCACATGGGTTGAGGGGCCACCGCTACCACGTCGCCCTGGTGCCAGCAGCACCAGCAGGCGGCCACCGCTCACGATTGATGAGGTGCGGCTGGTGCTCACATCACCGCTCAGCGGTGTTGAGCTGTCCCGCCAGCTTGGCTGCACTCCCCAGTCGATCACCGCCATCCGCCGTGGCGAGAGCCATGCCAGCAGCCTGCCTGAGCTACCCAGGCGATTGATGCGACCCCGCTACAACAAGGGCGGGCCGAACTGCCGTGACTGCCGCCACTGGAGCGATGCGACGGCTTGCGGGATAGGACTCCCGGATCCGCTGGAAGAGGGTCCATCATTCGCTGCTGACTGCACCCTGTATCAGGAAAAAGCGGGCCCCGCCACCCCGGCACGGCCCGCTGCCTGAGTTCGTTAGGCCCCACCATGCTAGCCCCATCCGTGATACACTTTCCTTAGCCCTTCGGCTACCACCCCATGACATCTGACCAAGAGATCCACACGCTGTTCACTGCCCGCCGCTATGGCGGCAACTTCATCAGCAAGCTGGCGGAAGCCGGCTTAGCAGCAGATCCAGGCAACCGGCTGATCATCTTCGCGGGATTCCCGCAGCTGGCGGAGCAATTCGGCCCCGGTTCCAAGTTCTACTCGGAGGCGCTGGGATGACCGTTTCCAACGCCGACTACCATGCTGATCCAGCCGTCAGCGCCAGCCACCTTCATGCGGTTGCCAAGTCACCGCAGGCGTACTGGGCCAGGTTTCTGGACCCCAACCGCCCAGCAGTGGAACCAACCGCTGCGATGCGATTCGGCAGCCTGACGCACTGCGCAGTGCTGGAGCCCGATGATCTGCTGCAGCGCTATGGCGTGGCACCAGATCGCCGCACCAAGGCCGGCAAGGAGCAGGCTGAGGCGATGACCGCCAGCGGCATCGAGCCGGTATCACAAGCTGACCTGGCCACTGCGCTATCCATCGCTGCTGCAGTGCGAAACCACCCGGTTGCCGCAGAATTGCTGGCGGCCGGTCAGGCTGAGCAGTCGTTCTGGTGGGATGACATGGATACCGGAATGCGATGCAAGTGCCGCCCGGATTGGTACTACAGCTCCACGGTGGTGGACCTGAAGACCACCACGGATGCCAGCCCGGCTGGGTTTGCTCGCAGCGTTGCAAACTATCGGTACCACGTGCAGGCTGCGCATTACCTAAGCGGACTGCATGGCGCTGAGCGGTTTGTATTCATCGCAGTCGAGAAGACCTACCCCTATGCGGTAGGTGTCTACGAGCTGGACGATGCAGCGCTGACCGAGGGCCACGCGCTGCGGCATCGTGATATGCGCAGGATCCAAACCTGCCATGCCGGTGCACGCTGGCCTGGATTTACGGATGACAGCGTGGCGGTATTGTCGCTGCCGCGCTGGGCTTATGACGACGGTTCAATCACCCCTGAGGATTTCTGATGAGCGCCATTCAACACTGGACTGCTGAGCAAACTGCACTGATCAGCAGCACCATCGCACCAGGCTGCAGCAGCGATGAGCTGAAGCTGTTTGCCTATGCTTGCCAACGCACTGGCCTGGATCCGTTCTCAAAGCAGATCTACGCGATCAAGCGCAGCGGCAAGATGACCATCCAGGCCGGCATCGACGGGTTGCGGTCGATCGCTGAACGCACCGGCCAGCTTGATGGCAGCGAAACGTACTGGTGCGGTACTGATGGCCAGTGGCAGGACGTATGGCTCGCCAAGGCACCACCGGCTGCAGCCAAAACCGTCATCCACCGCAAGGGCGCCAGCTACCCATTCGTTGGTGTCGCCCGGTTTGATGACTACAACGGCGGCCAGAACCTGTGGACCAAGATGCCAGCCACCATGATCGCCAAGTGCAGCGAGGCGCTGGCGCTCAGGAAGGCATTTCCAGCCGACCTCAGCGGTGTCTACACCACTGATGAGATGCAGCAGGCGGATGACATCGAGCCGGTCACGGTGACCGCGCAACCAGCAGCAGCGAAGGCCAGCCGTGCACTGCCGGCGAAGCAGACAGCATTCGAGGCTGGCGAGAAGGCCATCGCTAAGGCCAGCAGCTTGGATGAGCTGAAGGCCCTCGGTGATCGACTGGTCGCACGATTCGAGGCCGGTGAGCTGACCGAAGCGGAACGCGACCAGCTGCTGCAGATGCTGCTCGATCGGGAGACGACCATTGCTCAATCCTGATGCTGCGGTATGGATCACGAGTGATCAGGTCGCGGTGCGTTACAACCTGCGGCCTGGCACTATCAAGTCATGGCGGCGGCGTGGTATCGGCCCGCCGTGGTTTCGGATCAGCCCCATCGGTGGGCTGCATCGCCCACGGGTTGGTTATTACCTCGCTGATCTCCTGGCATGGGAGCAGGCCAACAACGTCCATCCTATTCACTGATCATCATGTCTACTGAGTTCAATCCACAACTGCCACGGCCTATTAAGTGGTCTGTTGGCGAGAATCGTTATGACACCACTGGCAAGCAGCCACGTAGCATTAGCGTATTCGTTCCATTGGAGTCAATCGATGCGTTGCATGATTACATCGAGGCTGTTGCTGCGGACCCGAGCAAGGTGAAGTCCGGCAAGGTATGGGATTACCAGCAGCAGGCTGAGGTGCAGGTGGCTGGCATCTACATCAACGGCAAGGGTCGCGTCGGCAACGGCGGCGACTACGGCACCATCAACCCTGCCGCAACAGCGCCGGCACCCGCTGATGAGGAGACGCCGTTCTGATGATTGACCCCGTAGTTGAAACCCGCCGGCAGGCGTATATCGAGCGGCTGTATGAACGCTCTGGCCGCAGCTGCAGCACCTACTCCGGCCTGCTGCTGGAGCACATCCAGCACCTGCTGGAGCAGGACATGACCCGCGAACTGGAGGGCAACAATGGCCTGGATCACTGACCACCTACCCACCCAGCAGGATGCCGACCCGCAAGGGTTGGTTCGCTGGGGGCCGCGATGCCCAGGGTTGCTGATGCCATGGCATCAGGTGCGTACCGGTGAACCGTGGACGCATTCATCTGCTTGGAAACCACCTCACTCGACTGATGACTGATTCAATCCGCGATTACCTGAACCTGATTTCACGGTATCCGCTGCTCACCGCAACGCAAGAAATCGAGCTGTCCCGTCAGGTGCAGGACATGCTGGCGATCACTGCTGAACATCCAACCAAGATCGAGCAGCGGATCATCAAACGTGGCCGCAAGGCGCGGGATACGCTGATCAACTGCAACCTACGGCTGGTGGTATACATCGCCAAGCGCTATACCAAACGGCTGAATGGCAACAACATGGAAATGCTGGATCTGATCCAGGAAGGGACATTCGGTCTGCATCGCGCAGCGGAGAAGTTCGACCCAGCTAGGGGATACAAGTTCAGCACATACTCATACTGGTGGATCAAACAGGCCATCGGCCGTGCGATTGATACGCAGGAGAAGATCATCCGATTGCCAGGACACAAGCTGGATCTGGTCTATGCCGCATTGAAATATCGCAGCGAGTGCATCAAAACCGAAGGCAGCGCATCGATTGCTGCGATGGCAGCGCATGTTGGCATCACGCCGGATGATATGTCGATGCTGCTGAGTCGTTATGCAATGACACGCTCGCTGGATGAACTATGCACTGATGGCGGTGATACAACACTGCTGGAGCTGGTTGCTGATGAGCAGATCGTTGATGATGAAGTGCAGCAGTCGATACGTGAAGAGCATGTGCAGCTAGCCTTTTTTCGTCTGAATCCACAGGATAGGAGTCTTCTATCTCGGCGGTATGGACTGCGTGATGATTACCAGCAAACGCTGCAATCAATGGCAGATGAGGATGGTGTATGCCGCGAACGAATACGGCAACGGCTTAAGGTAGCGCAAAACCGCCTGCGAGCGGTGATGGCAACCGAACGGTTAACGGCATAACCAGATCGCGTGCCAGGTGCCGGCCATCAGCAATGCACCAGCCAGGCCGGACCATAATGCCACACGCAGCTCATGCTGCCGTATGGCGCGGTCGATCAGGTGCTGGATTTCATCGCGGCTCATCGCCGGCTGAGCAGCTCCCGCGCCCACTGGAGGTGCCGCGGTTCGGGTTCAGGCTTGGATGGCCCCGCCTGTGCCAGCATCAGCTGCAGCTCCAGGCTGGCGATGCGCTTAGCGGCAGCGGCGATCACCGCTTCATGGCGATACCAATCAAGCAGCAGCTTGTCGGCCAATACACTCAGCTCGTCGCGGGTGGCACGTGCAGCACGGCGGCGGTCCATTTCCTGCTGCAGCTGCGACGGCAGACTGAGAGTAGGGTTCACCCAGGACAGTCCCATCATGACCGGCAATCAGCGGTTACCACAGCTTAGGCAACGCGACTTGATGCCTTATGTAACCGTAGGCACTGATGTGCGTGGTTCAGCATGTTGGTTGGTGGTTGATCGTGATGTTGTAATCGAATGCGCAAGTGGTGAGCGTGCCGTAGCGGTGATGCGGGAGTTGATGAAGGCTAAGGGTCTTTAGAATTAGTTGATGCGTGGTTTCATACGGTTGGTGTGCAGTGGATGTCTACCCCGCCCTCTGCGCGTGGTGACAGCCTGGTGGCGGTGAGTTTCATGGTTAGTAATCCCAGCGGACACGTGGCCTGCCGCGCCTGATTCCTAGGTGGCAAAATCCCTTAGGTGCACCGTAGCCCAATGAGTAGGGCCAGTTCTTGTCGCACCATGCCTGCACGGCATTGATGTCAGCACCGATGATGTTGAAATCGACGGCGCCAACACCAGGTGCGTCGTAGAGGTGCTCGCTGCTGCTGGCGCCACCAACGAGGCGGTTGATCGCTGGTGGCCGGTAGCCGGAGGTGATGATGATGGGCTTACCGCCAAACTGCCTGCGGCAGCGCTCCAGGAACGCCGCCAGCTCAGCTGCGGTATCGACCTGATGCTGGTGGTGGAACCGCCGGGCCTCCTGGCCCAGGGCGAACTCCCCGAGCGTGATGTGCGGTGTGACACGAGCGGAGAACGGCGAGCCGGGCGCCAGCTTGGCTGGCTGCTCTGCTGCCTTGCCGAGGAACAGCGCTACCTCGGCAGCGCGGCGCCGCGTCAGGCCTGGCAGCGCCTTCCCATCGGCCTTATCCCAGCGGGGTAGCTCCTCGCGAATCACCGTTGCTGGGTCATTGCCGCCGAGCAGCCGCGCGCGCAGGGTGGATATTTTCACGGCACCAAGGCCTACGTTGTAGGCCCAGCTCACCAGTGCTGCGACGCGGTGACCGGGCCATGTGACGGCCATGGGCAGCAACGCCAGCAGCTCACGACCGAACCGCTCCACATCAGCGAGCAGCAGATCATCCGCCAGCTCTTGGGTGATCACGTCACCATCACGAACGGGCCGATCGATCAGGCGGGTGGTGCCCCAGCCGATCGTCCATACCCTGGCTGGGCATAGGTAGGCGTTGAGCTTGCAGCCCTCGAACTCCTTGATGATCGCCAGCGCCGGCTGCAGCCAGTTCGGCGGTGCCGGTGCGGCAGGGCTGCCCTGCGCACGCCATAGCTCGGTGAACTGCTGCCGCTGCGGATCCGTCAGCCCCTGGTCCAGCGCCGAGAATGCCGCGAGCTGGTGGGGCGTGAGCGTACCGGTGCGGGCGATGTGCTGCGCGGCGGAGCGGAGGGAGGCGTAGGTCATCGGCGGTGGAGGATGTTGTTGCGTGCAGCCATCATCGGGTCGTAGAGCATCACCAGCGCCGCTACCTGATCCGCACCAGCGCGGCGGCCAGTGGCGGCTGAGATCGCCCCAGCAATGGCGCCCGTGATGCGGCCCGGAGGGGCGTTGTTGGCCATCAGCAGCAGCACCTGGGCATCGAGGCGCCGGTAGATGCTCGGCAGGTTGCGGCGCACCTCAGGCCGCAGCGTGCGGAGCACCAACCACCGCGCCAGCGTGTGCATGATGCGTGTCATGGTTCCGGCCGGGAGATGGACATGGCGCCACCCAGCAGGCGGCTGTCGCCGGTCTGGAGGCTGTCGTCGATCGGGTGATGGGTGATCACAGGCTCGGGCTCCGGCGGCTGCGCAGCGTGCCATGCGGCCTCGGCTGCGTCGAGCTTGGCCGGCAAGGTGGCGTGGAACTTTTCAGCCGCGATCAGCCGCTGCAGTTCCTCACCCGGCGATCGGGTGGAGAACCGCAGCAGCCAGCGGCCGTCCGGTGGGGTCAGCGCTTTCCCGGCTTGAGTGAGCGGATGGCGTGGAAGATCAGCTGGATGATGCTGTTGTCCTTCAGCGGGCTCAGAGCGATCAGCTCAGACGCGGCAGCAACAACAATCCAGAACGCGGGATGATGCAGGAAATCCATGATGACAGCAGCGGTGCCAGCCTGAGTCTAGCGATGCTGCTCAGCTGCGGGATGCGGTGAGAATGTGATCCGTGGGCCGATCATCGTCACCAGGATCGGCATCACCAGCGACAGCGTTGCTGCGATGATCACACCCTGCGCGATGCGTTTCTCGGCTTCGTTCAATCGCCGGAACGCCTCAGCCACGTCGGTGCGCTGCTGTGACATGGTGGTGACCAGGGCGTCGAGCTTGCCCTGCATCTGCCCGATCGCCAGCAGCAGGTCGCCGTGGCTTACGTCATGCTCGCCTGCCATCAGGTGCTGCTCCTATAAGGTCATATTACCGCTACCAGCTCAACGGCAACACCAACCCGGCCGGCATGGTTGTGATCCTCTGCCGGTGGTGCCGCATAGCGCCATAGCGTAGTGGCCGGCACCAGATCGGTCTGGCTGGTGTGGCCGATCCATGCGTCGGTGCTCAATGCAAACGGCAGGAACCCGCCCTGCTGGCCGCGGTAGTGATCACGGATCAGCTTGGCCTGCGCCTGCGACAGGTTGGAGAACTCCATCATCAGGCTGTGACCGCTGCTGGTGTTGCCATGCAGAAATCGGATGTTGCCGCCGCCAAAGCCGGTCTCGGTCGTCACGGGGTATTGCCCCATGCTGTAACGCCGGCTGGCGGGCTTCAGCGCCGGGAAGTTGGCCATCAGTTCTGCAGCGTGATGGTACTGGCTGAGATCGAGAAGGTGCCACCGGAGCTGGAGACATTACCGCCGAAGTCGATGTAGGCCACCAGTTCATCCGCCGATGACGCACCACCGCGGGACTTGTAGATCACGGCAGCGGCAGCGGTAATGGTGGCGGTGCTCCAGCTGACGGCAGCAAAGCTGAGCGTTACCTTGTCGTTGGCGGTGTCCTTGGTGACGGTGCACGCTGAGGTCTCGCCCCCAGCGGTGTAGCCACTGCCGGTAGCCAGTTCATTGGTCACATCATTGCGCTTGTCGTGCGTGTCCTTGTTGGGCGTGTAGCTGCTGGTAACGAGCAGCACCTTAAAGGTGTCCGTGTCGAAATCAATGGCGCCACGCGCCATGTCGTCGATGCAGGAGTTGTAGATGAGGCTGGCCATGGGTCAGGGTCTTTAGGGTCAGTGTAAGTCAGCTGTCGGGGAATGCTGCTGTAGGTGGCGTGAAATTGGCGGTGTAGCGGGCCACGCCTTTGGTGATGCGTAGGTCGTCGATGTAGCCGTTAAACCATTCTGTAGAGGCGGCGCCGTTACTGCCAATTCGCACACTTCCTGAAGTTATGTTGGATGATGCTGTATAATCGGTTGACGATTTTGTGCCATTTAAGAAAATTCTAACGACTCCAGACGATCTAGTCATAGCAAAATAATGCCATGTGTTAAGTGAAAATGTCGCGCTTGTCGCTTTAGAGCCCGAATCATACCAGGTTAATGTACTGTTTAGCACGTATAGGGTGTCATTGTCACTGCCCGACCTAAAGCTGGCAATGGCTTTGTAGCTTGTGCCGTTTGCAACATACATCCAGCCTTCTACTGTAAAATCTCCAGTGCCGAAAGAAAGACCGGAACTTGTGGCTAGCAGGTAATCGCCAGAGCCGTCAAACAGGCCTGATGCTCCGCCAAACTTACTCTGTGCTGTACTGATTTGCGCGTTGCCAAAGCGTTGAACCGTCAGCAAGTTACTGCTGCTATCGGTGAATGTGGTGCTGCCGTTGGTGCCATCCATGTGCATCAGCAGCGACACACTGGCGAAATCAGGGTCTGTAGTGGTGACCGTGCCGCCGACGATGCTGGCAGTGACGGTTAGTGCAGCCCCAGCGGCAGGTGCCCCGCCAGCGGCCAGGGTGACGGTGACGGTTTCATCGATGCCATTGGCTGCAGCAGCAGCACCGGCCGCAAGGGTGACGGTGACGATCTGATCCAGGCCGGCAGCGGTGACGGTCACCAGCCCATCGGTGAGTGATGCCGTAACGGTCAGGTCTGCGCCAGCTGCTGGTGCTACGCCTGCGGCCAGGGTGACGCCCACGGTGCGGGTGAGGCCATTGGCCGCGGCAGCACTGCCGCCGAGGATGCTGTACACCACCGCCTCGGCCAGGCCTGCTAGTGCGGTGCCTTCCGGCGGCACGGTTTCAAGCACCAGTTCGACATTATGCCGCTGGCTGAACGTCAGATCCTCGACCATCGGCGGCTCGATATACCGCCAGCCGTAACCGGTGAGCTGGTAGTCGCTCGGTGTACTGGTGCCGCTCCATACTGCTGAGGGCAATGGGAAGCTGATGAATGTACCCTTCTGCCCTTGGTAGTGGCTGAGGATGCTAAGCATCTGCGATTCAGTGATACCAACAAACCGCAACCGCAGCTGACTGGCGAGCATCACATTGCTATTACGCACGCGACCTTGAACACCACTCATGCCGGTAAATGGCGTGTGGGGATAATCCCCCGGTGTGAAGGTGCGGCTGCTGGGCGATAGCGTAGGGAATGTTGCCATTATGGCGGCGGGAATACGGTTTGGCCGTTCTCGACAACTTGGAATGTTCTAACTTGCGGCGCTCCGAAGGGAACAGACGCGAGCCCTCCGTTTCCGATGACGTCGCCAACGGCAGTGATGCAAAAAATACTACCTCCTGACACGTACGACGGCGAACCGAAACTGGAATAAATCATCGGCCGCCATTGCGGTACTATCTCATTAATGCCACCGCCGGGGATAATAGACAAGAACTCGTCACCATATACAAGATTCGGCAACCGTGTGCTGCGTAGTGCGCTGGTCTGCCTGCCGTGTTTCGATCCATTCCAGCATTCAACGATTGATGTATACACACCAGCCCCGCCAGATTGAATCATCAGGATGCCAGGCGTAGCAGCATTCAGCCATGTCGGCATTGATTGGCCTGGCTCAGGCGTGCGGCTGGTTTCATTACCTTGTTGATCAAAGCTAATCGTAACGGTCTTCACGCCATCCTTAAACCATGTGATTGATTTTGTTGTGCTACCTTCTGCTTCGCATGGTCCTGTTGGCCCATCATACGGGTATAACGCAGTGCCAACTCCTGGATCATTAGCGCCAAATAATGCTGTATGCGGCTCGAATACATCAAGGTTATCATCAGGATTGTCAGCAGGTGCGCCAAGGTCACCCTCATTGCCCAACGACAACGAGCTGCCACCGCCAGCGCCACCTAATGTGTCAGCACTGCTGAAGGTTTCAGCGGGGATTGTGTTGTCAGTGCTGCTGTTGATGTCGCATCCGACGCCGGTCTTGTTGCTGGTGAGCAGGATGCCGGTGCCGGTTGCTGCGGCCACATCCAATGCGATCAGGCTGCGGCCTTGGTCATCCACCGGGAAGTGGCTGCATTCATAGCTCGGGTCACCCGCCAGGGTCTTGGTGATCCGCTCCACCTGATATAGGAAATCATGGTAGCCGGTGCCGGCGGTGGTAGCCTGCCGCTCCAGTCGCACGCGGATGATGTCGCCAGCTCCCACCAGCGTATTGTGCGCCTGTGGCCTAGCCGTGAACCGCAGCGTGTGGCTGGTGCGCACGCGTTTGCTGAGGATGTAAGCGCCAACCTTCACGGCATGGGCTTCCCTGGTGCAGAACTCACTCAGGTCGTGGCTTTCATATGGGCCGGTGTCAGCGGTGCCGGCGTAGCGCACCTCTGCAGTGCGGATGATGCCGAAGTCATCCTCCAGCTGCTGCCGCCAGATCATCTGCGCTACAAATGGCCGTCGATCCGCCAGGTTGCTGTAGAGGATCTCAAGGCTGCCAGGCGTGATGTAGTCCTCGTCGAATGTAAATACCGGTGTGATCGCAGTGGTCTTTAATGTGCCATCATTATTGGTCGGCAGCAATGGCCGCAACCCGCGCTTACCGCTTGCGTTGCTTTCGCATAGCAGGAAGTACGGCGCCCATTGCGCCAGCATCAATGCGTAGTTACGACTTGTGGTGATGTAGGTGTTGCATGTAAACCCGTTCACCTCCAGGAATGTTGCTGCTGCATCTAATGCCACCGTATCAATCAAGCTAGTCGGCACTCGGCCGCTGTTGGTGAGCATCCACTGCACGAGATCCGCGAAGTTATCACTAGCGCCGGTGATGTCGTCATACAACCGCGGCACGTGCATCCCACCGCGGATGAACGCGTGCACCTGACGCTTCCACTGATCAAACCCATCCGGGATTGTCACGCTGAACGACAGCGTGCTCATGCCGGGGTATGCGCCGATGGTGCCGCAGTAATAGCTGGCCTCGGGCAGGTCGTAGCCCGACTGCTGCGTGATCGTATTGCCAGGCGTCCAGGTGCCTGCGCGGCGGTTGTAGGTCTGCGAGTGGCTGCCAACCCTGCAGCTGCGCTGGAATACGTCCTTCACCGCGATGCTGTCGATCTGCCCCTCGCTCAGCACCAGGTGGTAGTAGGCGGTGACCGCATTGCTGCTGTCGTTCTCGAACCGCGCCTCAGTGGCGCCGGGGCTGATCAGTACACCACCGCAGGCGATGCCATCGATGGTGCGACGACGGCCGAACACGATCGGCACCGGTTCACCGATTTGCACCGCACGCTGCGGCACATCAAGCTGACTGGCGCCTGCTGCCGCGGCCTCAGCCGCCGGTGGTGTGACCTGCCCGGATTGGATGGCGACCAGCGCCAGCGGATCGCTGATGATGATGCTCATAACCGGCACCCCTTGCCCATGATGGCGGTGGTGAATGCCCGCGGCGGGATCTGCGCACCAACGGGGCTGATGGCTGAACCCAGCTGCAACGTGATGCTGGTGAGGCCACCACTGCCGCCGGTGACCTGGCCGGTGTAGCGGCCGATCAATACCTGAGCGGCCTGCGGTGTGTCATTGCCGAGTTGTGCATCGAACTGGTAGGTGCTGAGCTCCACCAGCCGACCGTCACGTATTGCCGGCAGGAACGCATCCATCACGGTGGTGGTGGCCGGTGCGCTGACTGTGATGTTTGACTCATCACCGCTGATGCCTTCGGTAATGCCATCAGCGATGAACGGCACGTACTGCCAGGAAGCAGAGCTGAAGCTAACGGTGGTGTTGCCGTAATAGCTCTGCCAGCGCTGGTAGGTGACGCCAGCGGTGTCGTAGATGCGCAGGTACTGGGATTGTGCGCGTGCCATGCGTCAGGCGAAACCAAGGGCGATCTGCGCGGCGGGTGTCCGCAGCTTGCCGATTACGCTATCAGCCGTCATGCGCATCGCCCGCTCAAGGTCTGCGAGCGTGACGTACCGCTGCCCGTTGAACTCAACCACCGGGCCGGTGGTGATGTTGATCTGTGGGCTAGCGCCACTGCGTGATGCCGTGGCGCCTGATGTGGATGGGATCACAGCATCACCACGAGCACCAGAGAGGAACCGAGCTGATGCTGTTGCCATCTTGGATTCTGGCACGATGTATTCACGCTCGCCACCTTCACCAACCATGGCAACCGTGCGCCGGCTGACGACGCCACCTTTGGCGTAGCCGGGGATCTTGGCGGCTTTGGATGATGCAACGCTGTTGCGTTTGCCGAGGAAGTTGCTCAATGCGACAGCAGCTGCGGTGATGCCAGCCGCCAGCGCAAGCCATGGCCCCGCGGCGAGTAGGCCTGCGACGGCGGTAGCGCCAAGGATGCCCTTCACGGCAGCGATCGCCGGCGCCAGCGCTACGAATGCCGCGGACAACCCGACCACTGCTGCGATGATCGTCTTGACGGGCTTCGGCAGCTGCCCGAACTGCTTGAGTAGCTCAGTAGCGCTCTTGACGATCGGCACCAATACCGGCAGCAGTTCACTACCGAGGGCATTGCTTAACTCTTGCGTTGCATTGCTGAACTCCTTGAACTTTTGCGCTGGTGATTGATCCAGCAGCTGTTTAATCTTGCCGCTGTTCTGCTCAAAGCCTTTAGATAGTGCATTGATCAGGATGTCAGACGTGATCTTACCTTCACTGCCCAGATTCTTGAGTTCACCAACGCTAACGCCCATCTCATCTGATAGCAGCTTCAGGATGCCCGGCACCTGCTCTGCGATGCTGCGGAACTCATCACCTTGTAATGCACCACTGCCGAGCGCCTGGCTGAGCTGCAGGAATGCCCCACTAGCAGCCTCGGCTGATGTGCCACTGGCAAGTGCCACAGCATTGAAGCCCTTGTAGATGGTTTGAATGCGATCAAGGCTGATGCCAAGTGGCCGCAACCTGGCGTAGACATCAGCAACACCAGTTGCCGCCTCAACTTGCGATTGCCCGAAGGTCTTAGCAGCTTCCGTTACAAACTGCTGCACCTTAGCGGTTTCGTTATATTCAGCCGACAACAGCTTGAGCCGTAGCTGTAGCTGTTCTGCTGATGCAGCACCACGCACCATGCCGGTAACCAATGCACCGGCGCCAAAGCTGGCGATCGCACCGCCGAGGCCACGCATCAGCCGCGATGCAACCTCTGATGCCTTGCCCTGCTTGCTGATCGATTCCGTCGCTTGATCAGTAGCCCGCTGCAGCTGCTTCGACTGATCTGTAACCTGCTTCAGCTGCTGCACGGCGCTGCGTGCATCAACCTTTACATCAACAGTTGCAACCGCCATGGCAGGGCCTCCTATAGAGCTAGTTTACTGTTTCTGGCGCTGTCTTTCCAGTTCATAGTACGCCGCGAAATACACCAGCTCGGCATCTGATAGCTCAGCCCGAAGCTGGCTTACGGTTTTCCCTAGCTGCACCGCTAGCGAGAACTCGAAATACATCCACGGGTCAGCATCTAGCTCTTTTTTGCGTCTTCGATCTCGCCCTTGTTGCCTAGCCCGAACAGGAACAGCTCAAGGTCATTGAGTACATCTTCCGGCAGCTCACGTTGCAGCTTGGCCGCATCAGCCGGCGCAAAGGCCTTGGTGCCATCCTTGAGCTCTGCCTTAAGGCATAACAGCTGGGTGCTCACCAGCAGTGCCTCATCACTGCCGGCTAGTGTGTTGGCCTTGAGCCGCTCTGCGCGGGTGACGGGCTTTAGGTAAACCTCCAGCACCGTATCACCGGCGGCATTGGTAACAACAAACTTCCGGCGCTGGTTAAGGTCAAAAGCGCTGGTCAGCAGATCAACGGGGCGTTGCGTGTTAGCAGGCATCAGATGGAAAGCGTGATGGCACCAGATGTAACGAAGCTGATCGTGATAATCTCGATCTCGCCTACTGTAGCGGTATATTCTGAATTGGTCACCACCAGCGTGCCAGTGATCTTCTTGCCGCCGGTTTCATCGAGGTACAGCTCAAAGGCTGCATCAGCCTCATCAGTGGCCTGGTTGACATCCTTGATCAGATCCAGCTTGTCGCCGGACCCCGGGGCGTCGTACATCAATTCGATGGTGCCGCTGCCACTGATCAACCCGCCCACATTAGCGCGATAGGTATCACCGTGATCGGTGACATCCATCGACTCCTTCTCGACGGTCATGTTCCATGACCGCACTGCAGCGATCTCAGACAGGCCGCCAGCACCGGCCTTGTCGAAAAATACTGTGCCCTGTTGCCCGCGGTAGAAAGCCATGATCAGATGTCCATTGTGATGGCACCGTTCGTTACGAAACTAACGGTGATAATCTCGATCTCACCTACTGTAGCGGTGTATTCAGCAGACGTGACCACTCCATCAAAGCTGATTTTCTTGGTGCCTGCGGTATCAAGGAACAGCTCGAACAATGCAGTGCCTTGATCGTTGGCGGTATTGACATATTCGATGAAGGTGTTGGTCTCATCAGCACTGGAGGCGGTATAGAGCACCTCAACAGTGCCGGAACCACTGATCAGCCCGCCGACGTTAGCGCGATACGTGGCGCCAAGGGCAGTGGTATCAAGCGATTCCTTCTCAACGGTCATCGACCAGGAGCGCGTGCTGGCGATGGTGACACCAGTGGCACCGCCATCGTCGAACTTAACGCTGCCCTGCTCGCCACGGTAAAAGGCCATGGCTATAGATCCTCAAAGGTCTCGAATGTCATTCTAACCTGTGTTTGGAAGAACCCTTCAGGTGATGGGCTGCCCAGCACTTCGGGGCCAGTTGGGGGGTCAAAATGGACACCGCTGATGATCTGACGGTTGTATAGGTCACGGATGCGTTTGCCGATCGTGTAGTTGGCGCCAGGGCCGACACCCTTGGCGGTGAAGATGTTGATCACGATGACGCCGATGATGCTGTTGCTGCTGCCGGTGGTGCCGCCAAGCGTCAGGTAGTTGTTGCTGCCAAAGCTGACCAGACATTGCACCCATGAGCTGGCCGGTGTTGGGATGTACGGCTGGTTATGGAAGACGACAGGGATCACCGGCGCAATGGCCAGCTCCGTCGCCAGCCGCCCTTCGATGACGCTGCGGACAGTGTTCAGGTCAACGGCTGCCATCAGTCTTGCCTCCCGATGCGGTCAGCTTGCTGCCGTGCCCAGTTGGCCATCTCGCGGGCGATCAAGTCCACCCATCCAGGTCCATTGGTTTGATGGCTACTACCTTTGCCGCCTATTTCCCAATTCGGCACCTCACGGTATGGGTTGTATCGTTTTTCTTTTGGATTCAGCCCCGCACCGGGGGAGGCATTGGCTAATTTTTCAGCATAGGGCAGATTGTTGTGGATACTATAAATATTGCCAGCTCGTTCGGTGGAATAGTTGATCCTCCGGGCCAATGAAACCGGCGTGCCGCGATAATCACCAGGCGGCATCCCGGGAAACGATGCGTTGTTTTCGCCGATTGCCCAACTTAAGCGAAACCGGCCAAGGTCTACAGGGCTCTCTTCTTTAAGTCTGCGATCAGTTTCAAACACCACCACCCGCAGCAACTGCTCATACTTCTCTGTTGAGAAGCTACCGATCTGCGATAGGTTGATGCGGCGTGCCATGGTTATGCCCTCAGGATCAGCTCGTAGGTGATTGGTTCGTTGTTTTGCTCAATGGTGCGTACCTCAATAATCTGATGCACGATAGCACTGATCACTACACGATCACTGGTGTCTGGTGTGGTGCCATTGAGATCTAATGCTGCGATGATTAGCTTTTTGTCGGATGCTTGCACCAGCTCGTTGACCTCACGAACGCTGACATCCTCCAGCACGCCCTTAATGCCGGTGTCAGCAACTGACTCGGTAATAGCGCCAGTGCTGGTGTTATAGGCGCCGGGCGTCACAATGCGGATCGTTACGTTACCGCCAAACTTTGCCATCAGCTTGCTGGCAACCTTCCGTAGCGGACTGGCAAGTGTCATGCCCACACCCTCGATGGCCGCCGGGGGTGCACGGCAAACTCGTCCCAGCCATCAGGCAACGGGCCTCGGTAGTTCACGTGCCAGCCATCGAGCGAAGTCGGAGGCTCTAAGCAGTTTCCCTCGTCATCCCATTTGCCACCACGGGTGATGGTGCCGACTACATCCAGGCTGTGGGTGTGGGAGGCGGTGATGAACTGCTGGTTGCCGTCCTCATCCATGAACCGCAGACCAGCAGCAGCGAGAGCAGCCATGCCGGTGGCTTCATCGGGGAAGCGGAAGAACGGGCCGATGGGCATCGGCACGGTTTCGAGGGTTTCGAGCAGTGTGTCAGGCATGGTAGTGAGAAGGTCTACTGGGTCAGGGTTGGCAATACTGCCAGCGGATCGTTCCAGCCGGTGATGCGTGCAATGGTGCCGTTCAGATAGTTCCCGGCCTGATCACGGCCAATCCTGATGCGATCCACCGTTGGCATGGTGCCGGTGGCGTCCAGCACTTCAGCACCGCCAGAGATGGATGCGGCGAAGTTGTCGGTGTTGAAGCGGGTGCCAAGGCGGGCGGTGGTGTTGGCCACGATGGCGCCAGCGTCAATGTCGGCCTGGGCGCTGCCACCATCTGTGACCAGCAGCTTCGGATCGGTGCCGCTGGTGAACAGCTCAATGCGCTCGTTGGCGGTGTTGTCATCCAGCGAGACGATGGGTCGGGTGCCGGATGCAGGGCTGCGGAACTGTGCGTACAGCGAGCGCAGGGCAGCACCACGGGTGGTATCTGTGGCCACGTCAGCAGCACGGGTGGCGGCGGCGGTGGTGGTGGAGATGACGCTAGTAGCAAACGCGCCAAGCTCTAGCTGGGGCAGGCCGATGCGGAGGGTGAAGTCAATGGTGGCGCCAGTTGCAATAGTCCAAGAAAGACGCGGACTGGCTCCAGTTGTAATCGCATTTGTAAATGTTTTAGTTACTGAAAAACGTTGTGTGGCCAGTCGAGCGTTTGAAGCGCCGGCAAGACTGAAGGAAGCATTGTCGTTAAATCCTGGGGTGCCATAAAGTACCAGCGCAGCACCTGTAGAAAAAGAGGCTCCAGAGATAGCGCCAGATAACAATCTTACGTAAGCACTTTCTGTCCAGCTTTGATTCTGGGCTGCAGCAATAGCGCCTGTATCAAACGTGATGTCTTGGTAATAATTAGATCCCAGCGTATTTGTGCCAGAAAAGCGAAAGTCGATGTAGGCAATCCCATCTTCAGTGCCAGTGCCCACGATTTCTCTGGTGATGCCGTTGATAGATGCATTACTCCAATTCGTCGGCAACGTCCCAGGCGTACCAGCCACCGCCCCAACCATCGTGTTATTTCGGATGCTGTTCGTCCTCTGCTCCTCCACCAACAACCCCAAGCTCTCGCCCGTTGTGGGGTCGTGGTCGAAGCGTGGCTCGTCATTGGATGCCGTCTGCAGCACCCCATCGCTGCCCGTGTAGGTGCCGCTGCTGGCGCGGTTGAAGGTGATCAGGTTCTGGCCGCTGACCGCATCACGCAGGCTCTTGTCATCAGCAAAGCGCAGGTCGAGTGATGGCACCGCACGGGCCAGCGCCCATAGCGGGTTGCGATGCCATGGCGCCAGTAGCGCTGCCCTACGGCTGGCCAGCGCCAGGCTCACAGGCCCACCTCCATGGCGCTCAGCCGGAGTTCGTACACCGTGCCGCTGGCGGGCGTGTAGGCGCCACGGGTTTCGATCTCAGCGAACAGGCTGCTGCTGCCGGCCGCTAGCTTGATCTGCCGGCCGATGCTGTCCAGTTGCGTGTAGATGGTGCTGCCAAGATCCTGCGGTGTCGGCAGGTCGAAGTAGCCCATGTAAGCGGCGCGGTCACCACTGGCCAGGTCGAACGCTGCATTATCGAGCGCGGCCGTCGGTGAGCTGCTGAACAGGTGAATGCGGAACCCAGCCATGCCTGCCGGCACGCTGGTATTAGCGATGAGCAGCGCGGCGCTTTGCAGCAGGACGAACCCCCCGCTCGGGCCGATGCCGCTGAGCGTATGGATGGCGCTACCCGCATTGGCTGGTGTGCCGCTGTCCGCAATGCCGATCACATCACCGGCGGTGTAAGCCGTGGTGTTGCTCGGGCGGGTGATGCTGACGGTGCTGCGGAACCCAGAGCCGGCAACACCCATCGAGTAGCTGCCATCATTGCGCCGCCGTGCTACTGCATCATTACCAGCGGGTGAGATGAGCGGCATGATCAGCTCCGGCGGATGGCAAAGTTACCTGGTCCACTAATTCTAAGCCCTGTTAGGTAGCGTTCCACCATTGGCGGGATCTTGTCCGCACCCACGGCGCCATAGCCAAGGTTTGGCGTGACGCTGATGCTGCCGATTGACACGTTTTTGTAGTCCTCCAACCCGCTCAGCCCAAGCGCATCGGTGTTGTTATGCAGGAATACCGCAAGCACCACCTGCGCATACTGGATCTGCGTTGGAATTTCAGTGTCGTCGAAGTAATCCGTTGTGATCCTGAATGGAAACCCTACCGCATATGTATTGATGTAGGTATCAGGCTTGCGCACACCAGTGCGCGGCCACTGCAGCGCCTGCGTATCAGTAGCGCGTGCGCCTAGGAACCGCTCGCGATCAAGTCGTTGCGTTGCCGTAAATAATGCACGGTTGCGGCTATCAGTGTTGCCGCTACCCCAGTGCTGCACATCAGCATCCTGCACAAAGCCATCAACGATGGCGGTCGCATCAGCTAGCGTCAGGTAACTGTTGGCGTTTGCGGCGCCTGGTGTTGCCACGATCGTAATGGCCATCAGTGTGTGGCTCCTGTGGTTCTAGTGTAGGCTCCGCAATAGAAAGAGAGGCCACCTCCGTAGAGGCAGCCTCACGATCACGCAGTCGCCGGAAGGCGAACAGGCCCATCAGACGCGCTTCAGCAGCACGGTGATGATCACGCCGGCCAGAGCGGTGGTGGTGCCGGTGACATCCAGGGACAGGCGGTTGCCGGCCTCAAGGGTCAGGTCGGCGGTGGTTGCCGTCAGGGCAGGGGTCTGCTCGGTAAGGGCAGTGCCCTTCAGGTTGATGGTTGCGCTCAGCAGGTCATCGCCAGCGGTAGCAGCCTCAGTGCCCTGGCAACGACGAATCGTGCCGGTCACAGCAGAGCCATCAGTGCCAGCAGTGGCATGTACCTCACGCACTGCGACCACTTCGCACTTGACCGGAGCGGTCCAGAACTGGACATCAGCCACCGAAGAGGCGATGTAGTGCGTAGCAACGAGATACTGCTCGGTGCTCAGTTCAAACTGGGAAGGTTGTGCCATGGTTAGCTACCTCAGTCGAAGTTGGAGGTCACGGTCGCACGCACGATACCAATGTTTTTGGTTTCGTACACCTTCGTCCAGCTACCAACGGTGGCAAGAACGGTGCGATTCGGGTTTGGCCCAGCGCTGGTGACGTACTTGGCGCCAACAGGGTGGTAGCAGTAGTGCAGGTCGATCGACATGGCATCACTCTTGGCGAGGATGTCACGATCGGTTTCAGTTTGCATCGCCATCTGCTCACCGCTGGCGATAGCGCCTTGGGTGAAGAAATAGGTAGCAAACTTCTTGTTCGGGCTAGAACCCGATTCCTGCACATCATCCGACACGATCACGCGCAGACCCATGTAGGTCGGCACGCTATTGTCGCCGGTGTAAGCCGACGCAATGCTGCCAGCGAATGCGTCAGGGTTGGTGCCGCCGCCAGTAATGCGTGATTCAGTAGCCGTGACATAATCGATCGCCTTGCGCTCAACCAGGTCGTAGTAAACCGCAGAGTGCATCGCCACGGCAGCGAGCTTGTCGCCTTGATCACCGAGCAGCGCACGAGCCTGAGCAACATGACGCGGCGACAATGCAGTTTCACCAGAACCGCCACCGTCGATGGTCAGACCAGCGAACGATGCAGCGCTGTTGTCACTGCCGACAGCACCAAAGATGCCAGCGAGGCAAGCCAGCAGATCCTTTTGCCGTTGGTTGGCAACATAATCAGCCACCTTGGCGCCGATAGCAGCCATCGGGTCAGCGCCAGCAGCCAGGGCCGCCAGGTCACGAGACTCGAATGCACGACCACGGTGCAGGATCACGCCGACTTGCTTGTCAGTGGTGATTTTGCCAGGTGTCAGCGAGGTGCTGTCAGACAGCACTTCAAAGTCGCCTGTCAGGTTTGCTTTCCAGAATGGAACTTGGATGAAGTCACCGCCCTCGGTAGCATTCAGCTCCGCCATCGGCTGCACCACACCAGATGCCAGGAAGGCATCACGCTGGGTGGTTTGCTCAATGACATACGGAGTGAAAATCTCCGGGATGATGACATCAGAGCGAAGCGTCGCCATGATGATTCACAAGAAATGGGTTTACAGGTTGGGCGCAGCCCGATGCCCAGCGCGGCCGGTTGCTCACATCCTAGCGACTTCCTGCAGCCTTCATCCGTTCGTACAGGTCGCGATCGGTGCGGTACAGCCGTGCCTGCTCGGTCAGGTTGAACGAATCCCGCGCAAATGGATTGCTCATGCCAGCTGGGATGCCGCCACCGCTAGCACCGCCTGATGGTGCACCACTGCCCTGCGGCTTCGGTTGCTTCTGCATCCATGCCGGTAGCGTCTTGGCCCATTCGGTAACAGGTGTGCGCTGGTAGCCATCCACGACCACAACGGTGCCATCGGGTTCGCGTTCGATCGCCTCGGGCTTCAGCTTGGTCTTCAGCACCAGGTCGGGATCATGGACGATCTCAGCCAATGCGGTCACGGCTGGCGCGACGAGCTCCAGCTCACGGACGCGGGCTTCGAGCTCTGTGATGCGCTGGTCCTTTTGCGCCGTCGCCTCACGGAACTGCTGCTCCAGAGCCTGTCGCGCTTCGTTGTACTTGCCCTGGGATTCGAGTTGCTGCTGTTCGTAGTCACGTTTGAACTTGAGCAGTTCATCAACATCTACTCCATCAGGTAGTTTCTTCGCCTTGGCATTACGCAGCTCAGCGATCAGTTCTTGATTCTTGCGTTCCAGTGCTTCAACACTGCGCTGCAGTGCCTCGCTGTTGCTACCCTCAGCCGCAGGCTGTTGGGTTTGTTGCTCGTCAGACATGGATAACCCGCAGGGTTAAGTGCAGATATAGTGTAGCATTAGGTTGTTTGCAGGTTCAGAATGAAAATCTTGCGCAGCAATGAAAATGGCATTACGGTGCGGGAACTGCGCAATGCTATGCAGCGTGTGGTTGACATCGACGAAAACGGCGATGAATCAATGGCCTATGCCGCCGTTGGCAATCTCCACGTATCAGCAGTAACCGCCATCGGGATAGATGCCGATGGCGACCTGCTGCTGATCACCGACCACGCGCAAGCGGTGATGGAACAACTCGACAGCTGGGATCACTTTATCCGCGACTAGCCATCCGCCTTGCGGCCTTGTTGCCCTTGCCGGTCTTGGTTTGCTTTGAGGATTGCTGCGCTCTGACATAGCTCCGCGCAGCAGAGCTTACCTTACGGCCGGCTAGGACATCCTGGCTTACCTTCTTGACTAATGCCTGCTTCCGTTCAGCTACTGATGGTTTGCTCTTGGTCTTGACGACACTCCGCTTTTTGCCGGTACCTGTTGCCTTGTAGTAATCCCGTGCACGTTGAGCGATGAGCTTACTGCGTGCGGCCTTAGTGCCGCCGCCAGCTTTCAGTGCTGCGGACGCCCTGCGTTCTGCTGCTTGTGCACGCCCGCGTGCGCTGGTGGTCTTCGGGCTGCGCTTGCTGCCCTTGCGGCCACCGCCGCCACCGCCGCTTGCGAAACGGCCTCTTGCATCACGTCGTTGTGCCATGGCTAAGGGATAAAGCTGCCCTCAGTCTACGATCACCATTTGCTCCGGTCTGCCCAGTATGCAGCGGACATCTTGCCCTTGGCGATGTTCTTAGCGTGCCTGGCCTTGAATGAAGCACGGCGTGCCTTATCTGCTGCGGACTCGCCCTTGCGTGCTGGGCTACCGCTGACGCCCTGCTGCCCGAAGCGGATCAGCTTCACCTGATCGCCTTCCTTCGCTAGCACCGCGTGCGACTTCTTCGGATGGTTAGGTGTCCGCTTTGGCTTGTTGTAACCCTCAAACTGCTCGCCGCGGTAGGTGATCATTTGCGCTTCCGCTTGCGTGATTTACCTGCCTTTGCATAAGCGATCGCCGCGGCTTGCTTTGGTGGCTTGCCCGCTTTGATCTCGCGGCGGATGTTCTCGGAGATCACATCCTGCGACTTGCCCCGCTTGAGCGGCATAACGCCATTCCTGGGTACCTGCTAGCAGGTTAGCGCCGTCAGCTGTTGCGGAAATGTCGCAGCCTAGGTGGGGCCATACCTTGCCCGGAGTTGCTCTAAGGTTAGCTCAGAGCCGTCATCACGCACCAGCTTGGCGATCGCATCCTTCGGGCCGTACTTAGCGGCTAGCTTGTCAAAGTAGGCCACCTTGCCGGCACCTAATGCCTTGGCCTTGGTGGCCAGATCCTGCTTCGCCAGCCACTGCCCGTAGCTTTGATCTGCTGGCACCTGCCCACCTGCTGCGGCGCGGCGTCCTGGTGGTGGTGGATCAAAGCCAAGCTCCTTGTAGTCAATTACCGGCACTGTCTTCGAGCGGCAGTTGAAGTGTTGCAGTGGCATTGGTCCTTTGCCATATTCAAACTCGCGGCCATCAAGTGCAGCACATCGAGCACTGGTTCTAGTATCAAGCGTGGCGATGTAGCGATACTTTTTGGTGATGTCTTGGTTGCCTTCATACACCTGCTGGCTGGCGGTATTAGCCACCTGGTTGATGCTGGTGCGGACTAGCGTCAGGATTTGATGGTCAGCTGCAGCTGTAGCCTGGCCGCCTGCTGCTGCTAACTGCTTCACCGTCTTGGCACGTTCACCAAATTCAAGGTTGCCGATGAGCCGCTTGGCAATAGCAGGTGTCGGCTCACCCGTTAGCAAGCCCTGCCGCACCACCTGCGAAAACCGCTCAGCTTGATCCACGGCGATGCCGCGAAATGCCTTCTCGATCACCTCGCCATTGGGCAGCGTGATCATGGTGCCTTTGGCTGCCGTTAGGCTGAATGTCTGCGGTGCGCCTTGCACAGCAGCAAACAAGTCATCACTTAATGCCACCACATTGATCTGTGTCGGGTCGGTTGTAACCACCGACTGCGCAAACTGCGGGCTGATTTCAACGGTGCGCACTGCATCACGAGCACCAGCCGGTAGCGCAAGTCGTAGCTGCTCGGCAACAAACTCCGACTGCAACTGCGCGATGCCTTGCAGTTCAATAGCTGTCAGCTCCGTGCTGTCACCAGCCCATGTGGCAAGGCTGTCCTTGAGCTGCGCCAAGATGGCACGCAACCTAGCAGCCTTGACCGGTGCTGCTAGGTCATCAATGGTGCGTAGCTGGTTGACGCTATCGATGATGATGTCGTTATACGCATTGATGACACGCCGTGCAACGCTATTGCTGTAGCGGTTCAGGTCAATCGCATTACGGTATAGCGCCTCAGGGGTGCTCATTCCGCCGCTTGCAACCCACCTGCAGCAGTGGCCTCCAGTTCCTCATCAACATCAAAGTTATCACCGAGTACATCACCCTCGGCCAACTCGGTCAGTAGTGTTTCCTGGCTGATGGTGCCAGCGGTGTACAACGCCAGCAGGGATTGGATGTCCTGCGGTTCAAGTCGAGCACCAAGGAAGTCACGATTGACATATGCGCTGCCGGGTGCAACGCCAGCACCAAGGTACTGCGCATGAAACTGCAGGCAGTTGTCGATCATGTCCTGCATATTCTGCGCGATCACCATCATGGTGCTATCGCCTTGGCTGCGATCAATGCGTTTGGCTTCTGCCGTCTCAGCGCTGAGTTTCTGGCCAAGAACTGCCGACAGGCCAAGTTCATTGATCTGCACCTCAAGCTGCTGCAGCCGCTTGAATTGCGCTTCAAATGATTTGCCTTCTGGTTCGATGTATTCCGCGCGGCCATCAGCAGGAAATGCAATAGCTTCACCCGGTCCTGCTGATACTTCCTCAGCTGCTGATGGGAAGCCATAGAACGCCAACATCGGCACCGCCGAGATGTGCAGCTGGTTATCGAGGTCTGACTGGATCTGATAGGTCTTTAGGTTCAGCTCTGCGATGTCTTCAAGCGGCGGGCGGGATTCCATGAACCCATGCCGCTGCGCATAGGCAACGCTGAACGGAATATCAGGCAGGCTGGTGCGGCCTTCATCCACAACTTGAAAGTCGCTTTGATCTTGCTTTTGATGCAACTGGTATTCACCAGGCGTCAACACACGAATCTGCTGCACTTCCTTCTCGCCATACAACCCATCTGGTACGGTGACAGTTTCCGATAGCCGTAGCATGGTGAGCGCTTGTTTGCCATCTTGCAACTCAGTACGCCAGCCAAGAATTTGCCGTGGCGTATAGGTCACCCAGTATGGTCTGCCGCCTGTTGATGGTGCATCCACCAGCACACCAACGTGGCCATAGCGGACCATCTTGCGGGTGGTTTCATAGGTCCAGACATTGAGGTCATCTCCGTTGAGGTCAACATCAAACAACTGCTCGCGGATCACATCAGCGGTGTCATCCAACCGCACCGGCTTACGGGTTAACATTCCAGCCAACATACGTTCCAGCCGGATGTAATACGGTGGGCATACGCTGCGTGCTAGACGGTTGTCGTAGGACTCATCCTGCTCGCGTGGTTCCTGCGGCAGGTAACGGCGATGCCGTTTGCGCATCCCATATGTGCCTTGCAGCAGGTCTTCGATCAGAATCCAATGCGCCTCCTGCGCAAACCATGCCGTGTTCGGATCTTGGACTTTGGTAACAGTCCGCTGAGCTATCGGCCGGTCGTAGTGGTTATAGCCGGTGTACATCAATGCCCTCCATCAAGGTGCAGTCTAGTAAATCCGCACGCCGGTGCCACGGCCAGCACCAGCATGGAGCGGGTTGAACTCGCGCCATACCAGGTAGCCCAGTGCGTCATTCATGTGGTCATGCCCGGCATCCTTATCGGGGTCGCCCTTGTCGGTGTAGGACTGCAGCTCCAGGCATTCGATCAGCCGCTTGCAAGTTTCTGATACCTGCAACCGCACCTGGCCTTTGCCGTTCTCCAGCAACGCCTGCACTGCTGCGACCCGATCACGTACTGGTGGGTTAGCCCGCGGTGACTGGTTGCTCATGCCATAGGACTCCAGGATCTGCACATCCGTCTGGCTTGCATTGGTGCTGCGGTTGCCGCCGCTGGCATCAGGGTAGGCGTACATGCGCCGGTGCGGGTGTCGCCTGATGGCCTCCTGCGCCAAGGCATCGGTATCGTGGGCGCCGCTGATCTCATCGATCACCAGCAGGCTGCCGCCAATCCGTACAGCGATCACCGCCGACATGTTGCCCACGTTGAAGTCAACGCCAATCCTGAGCGGCTCGCGGTCAGTATCTGGCAGCTCGGTGATGACATGCTTGGCTCGGTCAAAGCGGTCATAGACCTGCCCTGTCGTCAGGTTGACGAACTCGCCGTCGAGGTATGCACGCAACAGGCTCGGGTCATAGTTGGCTTCTAACCGCTCGATGAAGTCCGGCGGTAGGTGCGGGTTGTCAGCAGTGCGCATCTTGATCAGATGCCGGTCAGGCCGTGCCTTGGCTTCATCACTGCCGAAGGTGCTCCACATCCATCTGAAACCTTCCGGCGTTGATGCCGCACCAAACTGCCGGACATTGCCGGCACGCAGGCGACCGAGGATCTTGGGGAATGCCTTGTTGGCGATGGATGGCGTGACGGTGTCGATCTCATCCGCCAGCACCCAGGCAAGGTTCAAGCCGATGATCCTGCTCCAGTTCTCGAAGCTGCGGCACAGGATTTTGGTGTCACCGCCCGGCAGGTGCAGCATGTATTCCGGCAACGGTGATGCGCGGAAGGTGTACGGGATTTCGTATGCCTCCAGGAACTGCTCGAAATCGTTCTGCCAGATGTCCCTAATCAACGGCCCAGTCGGTTCCATGACCGCACCGATGAAGCCCTGATTGGCCGCGGCCAACATCACCGCCTTAGCGCATAGCGCCCGTGTCTTGCCAGCGCCATAGCCAGCACTGATACCAAGGATCTGCGTGGTGCTGTCATCAACAAACGCAAGCTGGCCAGGATGCAGGTCAGCGCGGATAGTAGAAAGCCGTTCAGGTAGATCAAGCCCTGAATGACCGATTTGCTCTAGCTCTATCTGCGCAAGCCGCGCAGTAACTGGATTAACTGCTCGCGGCATTATGGCCGGTCTTTGCCGTAATCCGCAGCAAAATATCACGTTCCTGTTCAGGTGCCAAGCCAGCCTCAGCGATTGCCTGCACAGCAGCTTCGATACCTTCCTGCCTGGCCCTGTTCGCTGCAGCCGAATCGCTGTAGTGATCCCGAAATGCTGGGCTATGCGTGAGCATCCATGTTGCAGCCTTGAAATCACCTTCATCGGCTTGCTCTGCGATCTTGTTAATCAGCCGCATCCCGCCTTTACTGCGACCTTCGTTAATAGCTGCCAGAATTGCTACTTCTTCTCGTGTAGGGTTAGGGCCTTTTGCATTATCCAGCCACATCCGCAACGCAGCAAATGATACCCCAGCCGCCGGTGCTATGTGCTCAAGAGGTGCGCCAAACTCCGCGAGAAAGCGCACCTTTTTGATCACATCGTCATTCAGTTTATAGTGACGACGAGCTGGTTTCACGTTTTAACTTGCACCGGCATGATGAGATACGTTTGCAGTGTATCACCATCGACGGGCGCCAGGATGGCGGGGGTGGTGGGTGCGTTCATGCGCAGCAGCACCTGAGTGGTGGGCAGCACCTTGAGGCCATCGAGCAGGTAACGCACGTTGAATGCAGCGTCGGCGTCAGTGGCGGAGTCTACGGCGAGTGTTTCAGCGCCGGAACCAACGTCCTGGATTTCAGCGCGGATGGTGAGCTGTCCATCGCGGATGCTGAGCTTGACGACGCTGTTGTGCTGATCGGCCAGTACCGCGACGCGTTCGAGTGCGGCCATCAGGCCGCGGCGATCGATGGTGCAGTTGTGCTCGAACGATCCAGGCATCAGCTGCCGGTAGTTCGGGTAGGTGCCGTCGATGGTGCGGCTGGTGATCGTGATTCGATCATCGCTGAACCGCACCACGGTGGAATCACGGGTGAGCGTGATGACATCACCAGCCAGGCCAGCGACATGGCGCAGCACTGCAGCAGGTACCGTCACCCGCGGCAGGTCAGGAGAGCGGTGTGGACCGTACACGCTGAGGCGATGGCCATCAGTGGCCGCGGCCTCGATCGCTTCTGCCGTAGCGCATAGGTTGATGCCTTGCAGGACTTGCTTGGACTCATCACGGCTGGCGGCGTGCTGCGTGGCGGCGATGGCAGCCTGCAGCTCGATGGCCGGCAGTGCCACAGCGGTGGCCTTCTCGCCGGGCATCAGCAGATCGGGGTAGTCATCGGCATCCGCAACCGCCAGGTTGTAGGTGCCGCAGGTGCTGGTGAGCGCGGCCTTGCCGCCTTTGACCTGGAGGGTCAGCGCAGCATCGGATGGCAGCTTGGCGACCAGCGGCGCCAGGAGGGCGTAGGGCAGCGCTGCACGCCCCGTGGAGGTGCCTTCAGCGGCGATGGCGACGGAGATGCCTAGCGACAGGTCGAAGCCGCTCAGCGTGACCTTGCCGGGCTCTGCGGCGAGCAGCACGTTGGTGAGGATCGGATGCGACGGCCGGCCGGCGATGGCGGGTCGGATGGTGGCCAGTGCTGCGTTGAGGTCGGCCTGGGACAGGGTGACTTTCATGGTGTGGGGGTGGCGGAGGCTTGAAGGATCAGCAGGTCGCAGGCGCGGACCTGCTGGCGGAGCTGGATGACGGCGGTGGAGTCAAGCGGATGGCCGTCCTCGTGCGCATTGTCGATCAGCGCAGCGGCACGTGCGGCGGCCTGCTCCAGCAGATCACGAAGCTCCGCGACAACCGGCGCCTGCCGTGGGGATGGGGTCATGGCTGAGTGGGGTGGCTCACGGATTGTAGCCCTTGTGTGACCGTTTGGTCCAGGTTTCCTACCTGGCGTTTCCTACCTACCTTTTTCCCAACACTTTCCTAATTCCCCTCCTACTCCCCCTCTCCCCCCTAATAAATACATTTCATTACTCTAGGTAGGAAAGGTAGGAAAGGTAGGAAAAAGGTAGGTGCTGCAAGGGGTTTCGCGTTTCCTACCTGCCTGCTGAGGTAGGAATCAAGGTAGGAAAAACACCCACTTGAGCCTTGTGCCTACTTTCTGCTTCCGTCTGCTGTAGCCCAATTCGCGGAGGATGTTTCCTACCTGCATTTGGTCGGAGCGGGTTTGCCGCTCGACTGGTTTGGCGATGGCTTCGGTCAGCAGCAGCTCGGTGGTGATGACCTTGCCGTCATTGGCTGGTGCTGCGAGCCAGTCTTCGAGCGGCTCCTTCCATGGGTTCTGGAGCTGGTAGGTCTCGTTCTCTTGGGTAACCTGCAGCGCCATTTCAGGNGGCAGGTGGGAGGCAGCGCCAGCGCGGTAGGCGTGCACAGCAGCGGACCAGATGGCATCGCGTTCTGCGGCAAGGCTGGGTGTGTCGATCGGATCGGCCTCGGTCTTGGCGGTAGGGATCACCCAGAAGCGGCGGTTGCCGGTGTCATCCACCAGGAAGCCATTAGAGCGGTTGGTGGAACCGACGATGATGCCGCGCCTAGGGAAGGATTCGGTGGCCTTGCCGTAGGGCACGCGGAACAGGTCGGTGGACTGGCTGAGGAAGGCCTTGACCTGACCGGCATGGCGGCGACCCATGATGTGATCCAGCTCTGCCCACTCCATGACCCAGGAGCGGTGGAGCACCATCAGGTCGTCCTTGCTGGTGCAGTCGCCGAGGGCATCGGAGTAGAACGGTCCACCGAGAGCGGCCCAGAATGATGACTTGCGGGCGCCTTGATCACCCATGAGCACGCAGGCGGTGTCGTGCTTACTGCCGGGCTTGAAGGCACGACGTACGGCACCGATCAACGTGCAGCGCAGCATGTGGTCATAGAGCGTCGGACCACCGGCAGCAGCATCTTCCGGGCGAAGGTAAGCGGTGGCAAGACCATCGATGTATGCCGGTTCAATGGTGGCAGCGACGTGATCGAGGTATTCAGTTACTGGGTCATAGGGATGTTCGCGGGCGATTTGTATCAAGCAATCAAGTGCTAGCTCCTTCGATACCTTGTAACCCTTCTCAGCAAGGATGAGATAGAAGCGCTCGGCGCCATCAAAGGCAACACCTTCGATTTCGATTGATTGGGTGAAGGTATTCCATCGGATGCCACCGTTAGCAGCCTGCTGTCTCAGTAGGTTAAGGATTTCAGCGGCTTCGAGCTTGATTGGTTTGTCGCTGATTGGTGCTGCTGCTGTTGTTGTGGTTTGCGATGATCGCGGTGGTGGTGGTAGCGTGCGCTGCGGTGTGCGGGTGTGATAGGCAAGGCGTGATAGTAGTTTATCGAGTGGTGTAGCTGGTGTTGGGTTATGTGATGGTGCACCATCGAAGCGTTTCCATGCCTTGCGATCATCGAAATCAGCTGATTTCGTGCGTGCGTTGATGATGTGCTGCGCGAACGCATCACGTGCGGATTGATCAGGGTGATGACCTTGCGCGATGATCCATGATTCAGTGCCGATCAGGTCGAGTGAGAGGCGCAGCTGGTCATCATTCCAGGAACCTGGGGTGCCGCCGGATTCGATGAGATCACGGGAATCACGGGTGATGAAATCCAGCAGCGGCAGCGTTGCGCTGATAACAGATGATGCCACCAGGAGTGGCGCCGCTGGTGGTGGTGCTGGCGGGTCATCGATCAGCAGCTGGATCAGCTCAGGTGGCGCCTGCGCAAGTGGTTGATCAGCGGGGCTGCGGCCTGGCAGCCAGCGGTAACCGGTGGTTTGCGGGTGATCACCGATGACGACGGAATAGTGACCAGCCCAGCGGAGGTCGAGGTTTTCGGCCTTGCCATCAGCGTCGAGGGTGCCGGTCTTGAATACACGCCGACCACGCATGGCGGGCCAGTGATCGGCGGGGACGTGATAGGCAAGCTGGAAGCGGCCATCACGCCCGGAGGTAAATGCAATGGTTGGCGGCAGATCACGTAGTGGTACACCGAGGCGTTCGAGTTCAGCGGTGGCTGATAGGCCATCGTGATCAACGAACAGCAGACCACCGGATGATGGACCGGCGATGATGCCAACGGCCTTGGCGCGACCGGCCTTGATTTCACGACCGAGTGCGGCGCGTGAGATGGGTTTGGATTGCCAGTCGAGCTGGTATGCGCGTTTGCGGCCATCGACGGCGACGTATGCCCAGTCGCGTGGCAAGGCGACGAGCTGCGCGATGAGATCAGATGTCATCAGCGGCGCTGGTGGCCGGCAGGATGCCGTCGCGGTGTAGGCGGATGGATTGGTCGATCAGCACACGGATCGCCGCGCTGCGGGAGATGGTGTCACCGCGCCAGCGGTCAAGCCATGCGAGCTGCGCTGGCGCCAACCGCAGCGGTATCGGACGGGCAAGAGGCATGGGCTTCGCCAGGGTCTTGACAAGTGTATCCCATTAGTCTACGGTGTGGGGGCACTGCCTCCGCCGCATGGACCTATCCGCCTTCCACGCTGAGCTGCAAACGCTTGCCCGCAAGCGGCTGACTGGGCTTGGCTTTGATTCGCAATTCACCGAAGACCAGCTCTACGAAATCGCCTACCTGCTCGCTCACGATGCGCTCTCCGCCATTGATCGTGGGATTGACAAATACACCGACGACGAATGGCGTGCTGCCAATCGGATCCGCAAATGAATAACGAAACCATGCCCTGCCCGAAATGCGGGCAACCCAGTCCGTTCAAGCTAAGACCTGATACGCAGCACCATGGCGAGGTCCGCTGCGCTGTGCACGGCCACGCTTGGATTGCGAAACCGCCTGAGTTGAAAACGCCACGCCGAAAGGTAAATCCTGATCTCTTCAGGCTGGTTCCTGAATCGATGCGGGATTACTGCTGGGATTGCCTAAGAAGCCGGGGGCTATTGAAATCATTGCGGCCGATGGTCCCACTTCAAGCGCATCACATTATTGAAGTAGAGAATGGCGGTCTTGATGAACGCGACAATATCCAAATCGTTTGCGCAGAATGCCATGCAGAGAAGCATCGCAAGCGTGAAGCATTTAATCGCTATGGCGTATATGTGGACACGCCAGCTGATGACTCTTTCTAATGCCACCCCAGCATGACAACCCCAATCCTCCGCAGTATTTGCAAAATGATCACTACTGAAGAAAGCTATCAATCGAAAATGACTGCAAGCGACTTTTATCAACTTGAACGTGGTGAACTTGCTAAGCTAATAGACCAAAAAGGAGAGTGGTTTTACACTTTCAGTAGATCTGGAGATAGTTGTGCTCTTGAGCAAGGCATTGAATTGATTGGCGGATTTGTACTAACCTCAAGGCTTGACATCATATCTCAAGAGCGATGGCATCGAAAAGATGACATGACCGCATTTCAAGCTGAACCAGTTAAGTCTCTTGATCTGAGCAAGATTGGCATCCCAGCCGGCACGACTGACTTCAATACATGGTTTATAGAAGGCGATGAGCTTGTTCTAAAGCGTCGAGATTGGGTACGTATTGATTTTGGAACACTCATAAGCTCTGCTCCAATCCTTGATTGGATTTTTCATTATCAAGGCAGGATTACAGACGAAGAACTAAAAGACATGATTGAAGCATTGCAAGCTATTTTGCACCCGATGGCAAATTATTGCAGTGATGGAAATGACAAAAAAGCAAACGGATTAGACTTGCTACGCAAATGGCTTACACTAGCTACGCCCGAGCGCAAGCGCATTAAGCCCAGCCTGCGCTTTGAAATCCTGAAGCGCGACAACTATCGCTGCCAGATGTGTGGAGTAACCGCTAAGGATGGCGCAACGCTTGAGATTGACCATATCACACCAGTTAGCAAAGGCGGCACCAATGATGCTGACAACCTGCAAGTGCTGTGTCGCGATTGCAACGCAGGGAAAAGCGACCAATGGCAGTAACCCTCCGCCCGCGCCAGCTGCAGGCGCTCACCGACCTGCGCCGTGCCTATGCCGATGGCGCCCGTGCGCCGATACTGGTGGCACCGACCGGGTTCGGCAAGACCGCCACCGCTGCTGAGATCGTGCGTTCTGCCGTCGCCAAGGGTCGCAAAGTGTGGTTCCTGGCGCACCTGCGCGAGATCCTGGATGACACCAGCCAGCGACTGACAGCAGCTGGTATTGCCCATGGCTCGATCCGTGCAGGCCGAGCAGCGGACTACAGCGCAGCGGTGCAGGTGGTGGCGGTGCAAACGGCCGTCAGGCGCCAGGGGTTGCCGCGGCCGGATTTGGTCATCGTGGATGAATGCCACCTAGCCGTGGCCGCCACCTACCTGAAGGTGATCGCCGCCGCTGGCCACCCGCTGCTGCTGGGGCTGACCGGGACACCGCAGCGGCTCGATGGCCGCGGCCTGGGTGAGGTATTCGACCGGCTGGTGTTGACCTGCTCGACAGCGCAGCTGATCGCGGAGCAGCTGCTGGCGCCAGTGCGGGTGTTTGCCCCACCTGGTGCAGACCTGAGCGGACTGCGGACCAGAGCAGGCGAGCTGGACCAGGGGCAGGCCGGCGCAATCCTGAACCGGCCAGCAGTGGTGGGTGATGCGCTGAGCCACTGGCAGCGGCTGTGCAGCGGCCGCCGTGGTGTGGCGTTCTGTACCACCGTCGCGCACGCGCAGGCAGTGGCGGAGCAGTGGCGGCAGGCGGGCTACCGAGCGCTGGCGGTGCATGGCGGCAGCGATGATGCCGAGCGGCGTGAGGCGATCGTTGGGCTCAGGGCAGGCCGGCTCGACCTAGTGGCATGTGCGCAGCTGTGGATTGCTGGTGTGGATGTACCTGAGATCGATGCGGTGATCTGGCTCAGGCCGACGCAGAGCCTGACCGCATGGCTGCAGGGCAATGGCCGCGGCCTGCGGATCGCCAGCGGGAAGCGCGACCTGCTGGTGCTCGATCACGTCGGCAACGTCGCCCGGCTGGGGCATCCGCTTGAGGTGCATGAGTGGACCCTGGAGGGCCGGACCAAACGCAGCAGGGATGCAGCACCCAGCGTGAAGGTCTGCCCGAAGTGCTTCAGCTGCATGGCGAGCCGCCTGCAGGTATGCCCGGACTGCGGCCATGAGTTCCGGCCAGAGCGCCGGGAGCTGCAGCACGTCGATGGTCAGCTGGAGGAGCTGCATGTTGCGCAACGACAGCGAAAACGTGAGCAGGGTGCAGCGGTAACACTGGAGCAGCTGATCGAGGTAGGGCCGCCGCCGTGGGATGTCAAATCCCCGCGGCTGGGCGCGGCATGTCCTCGCGGCACGCCAGACGAAGGGTCAGTGGAGCCGGGTGGCGTGACCGAACACGAAACCCAGCAACGGATCCTGCTGGCGTGTGGCCGCGGTGCCACCAGGCTGTTCAGGAACAACGTGGGCACCGGCTGGGCGGGCCAGGCGACGCGTGTGACCGCTGGCAACCTGCGAGCTGTTGCCGGCACCCTGCGGCCTGGGGATGTGGTGATCCGCGGTGGCCGACCGCTCCATGCTGGGTTGTGCGTTGGCTCCAGCGACCTGATCGGATATCGGCCGATCGGCGGCATCGCGCAGTTCGTAGCGCTGGAGGTGAAGGCCACCACCGGCCGGCTGAGCACCGAGCAGCGGGCGTTCATCGAGGTGGTCCAGGCTGCCGGCGGCTGCGCTGGTGTGGTGCGATCGGTGGAGGACGCCCAGACGCTGCTGCGTGACGATTCGTAAACCGGCCCGCCGCTGGCCTGGGATGCCGTAACAGGTGCGCTACAGTATGGACATCGGGGGAGAGAGATCCCCCACCGCCACCCCAGACATGACCGCTCTGAACCTGACCGCTCCCAACGGCAACATCGGCTTTCGCTTCGTCAAGAACGCTGATGGGATGACCTACAACCACTACGAGCAGTGCCTGGACACCGATCAACAGACCATGCGCAAGTGCGCGATGAGCCTCCAGGAAGTCACTCAGCTGGCCGCATCGCTTCGTGCCCACGGCTGGCGCTGACCCACCCCAGCCCGCCGGGAGCTGATCCCGGCACTCCATTCCATTGCATTTAATCCCATGTCCGTTTCGATCGTCATCCAGTACCAAGAGGACCACCCGCACAATCCCGGCTGGTGGCGCTTCGGTCGGCCCCGCCATGAGGTGCGGGACCAGGCGCCGGAGATCCGCGAGCACCACCGCTGGCGCTACGGCAGCGAAGCCGATGCGGCTGCAGATGCAGCTGAGTGGGACCGCTCCAACCCACGCGGCTGATGCCTGACCCCACCAACGCCGAGCGCCAGCAGCGATGGCGCGACCGCCGCAAGGCTGGCCAGGCTGCACCCGCCTGCAGCTGCGGCCGCAAGGCCTATGGCGAGCACGCGCCGCTGTGCCGGAAGTGCTGGATGACCACCGACGCAGGCCGCGAGTGGAACCGGCTCAGGATCGCCAGGTTGCGAGCCAGCAAACGTGCCAATCCATAACGTAGCAGCACAGACCTACTACTTATCACCCAGACCCGTTGCGCTGCAGCGGTTTACAGCTGTAGTACATCCGCTCACCCCTTGATTGTGACTGGATGTAACGCTAGGCAGTGTGCCACCTGTGGAAACAGACTTATCCACAGGCGCAACTGTACTAGTTTCGCCAAACTCCAGTTGCTGCAATGTATTTCAGCGGTAGTACACACGCTCAGTAGTACAGCAAACTGTGCCCGTGTGATACTGAAATCAGCCGGCCTTGTGCCAGTTAGCGCCCGAACCGTGTGCGTGGTGTGTGCCACTTCTGTCTTATGTGTGCCACTACGTCACCGGCACAGTTCAGCGAGATCCGCTGCAGCGCAGTCGATCTGCCCTGTTCTAGTACGAGCGTACTCAATAGACGGATGGTGTATGTGGTGACGGTCTGGCGCACACTTAAGGGGCACCACGCACCACACGTCATGGGACTCATGGCCGACACGCTCCGCGCCACCCTCCGGGATCTGGCCCAGAGCGACGCCCGCCTCTACCGCGGGCTGGCGGACATCACCGCCACCACCGAGCGCCCGGCGCTCGCCCCTGCGGACGACACCGCACAGCGGATCGCCGCCGCCATCGCCCTCCTTGAGGCGCATGGCTACACGGTCACCCGGTGACCACCACGGGGCGCCCCACGGCGCCCCACTGACCCCACACCACACGGCCACACGCCACGCCATGGAACACACCACCCCCATCACCGACACCGACGTTCTGCTGGCCGAGGTGGACGCCCTCCTGGTGGAGTGGGCCGCCACCGACGCGCGCGTTGAGGCGCTGCTGCGCACCGGCAGCCCGGCGCTGGTGATGGCCGACCTGGCGCTCCAGATGGAGCTGGGCCGGCAGGAGCTCGATCAGATCGAGCGGGAGCAGGCCGCCATCGAGGCCGCCATCAACGCGCTGGAGGCGCCCTGATGCGCCCCGCCCTACGCCCCGCGCGTGCACCACGGGTCACGCACCACAGGCGCCCTGCAGGGGCACGCAGGCGCCACTCACAACACACCCCACCTCACCACTGACACGACCATGACTGACTACGACATGCACGACCTGATGCGTGACCAACTGACCGCCATCTACGTCGATCTGACTGCGCTGGGCCTCATGCCCGAGCAGTACGACCAGCGCCTCACCGCTGCGCTCAAGTACCTGCAGAACGCCCGCGCCTTGCTGGATGAGTGCCGTGCCTGATCGCTCTGCTGCCCGCATGCGCCGGCTGCGTGCACGTCGCCAGGGCCAGCCTGACCCAGCCGCTCCACAGCCGTGCACTGAATGCGGCCGACTGGTGCGCTCAGTATTGACGGGGCCGTTGTGCTCACGTTGCTGGAAGCGATCACCTGCAGGTCGCGAGGCGAACAGGCTGCGGATGGCGAGGCTCCGGGCCAGCAGACGTAACAGTTGATGAACTGGCCACGGTGGGAGCTGGCGGGGCGTAACTGGTGCGCTACTGTATGAGGGCAGGAGGGAAACCTCCACCGCCACCCCAGACCGATGAAAGCTCTGTACCTCGACGACACGATCACCACCTGCGAGTGCTGCGGCCGCACCGAACTGAAGGCCACCGTTGCCATGCAGCTGAGCGACGGCGGGATTCTCCACTACGGCCGCACCTGCGCTGCACGCAACAGCGGGAAGAACCAGAAGCAGATCAAAACTGAGATATATGCCGAACAGACCCGGCAGGAGAACCGCCGCCGCAAGATGCAGAGCAACGCCGAGGCGCTTGCTGCTTACCTAGCTGACGATCTGAATCACACGGGCCTGGAGGTTCAGCGCCGGAACTACCACCAGACGGGAGGATTCAGCGTCAACGGAAAGTTTCAGGCTTGGCTTGAGGCCCGCGCTGCTGGGGTCGCCTGAGCGGCCCTACCAGACCCGTCACCAATGCGCTACAGTATGGACATCGGAGGGAAACCTCCACCGCCACCCCGGACATGACCATCTACACCCTCCAACGCAACGAGACCGCTACCCAACCCGCTGCTTGTTGCACCTTTGAGCAGCAGGTTTCCGAATCTGGCCGGAAATGGGTTGACGTCACAATGAAGTTCTTTTATCCCGCTCACGGGTGGATTTCAACGATGGGCAAGGGAGACGGCCCTATGAACGTCAGGCATGCTCGTGAGTATTACGCATCACTTCTGTCCCGTGGTTACACCCCGGTTTGACCACCCCCCCCGGCCACGCCGGAGCCCATCCGGCACCATCCCATCGCATCAATTCCCATGACCACCACCCCAACCACAACTGAGGAACTCCTTGATTATTGGCCTGGCAACATTCCATTCAAGGGGAAGCTCGTCAGCGACGACGGCACGTGCATGTGCGCGCAAGGGCAGGCGTTGCATTTTCTGGGTGGGCTAACCGTTGAGGATTTGCGCAGCATTGATCAACGTGAAGCCGACCGCAAAACGGCCGAGCTTTTTGGTATTAGTCGAGCCCATGCGGTCCTGCTGAGAATTGTTAACGACAATGCCGAAGGCGCCCCTGCGTGCGTTATCCGCAACCCTGAGCAAGTGCTTGGCGATCAAGCGCAAACAGTGCTGGCGTTTTGGCGGCATCTTGATCAGATGACGCCAGCAGAGCTGGCAGCGGCCGGGACAGCGGCCTGGGAAGCGGCCAAGACAGCGGCCGGGACAGCGGCCTGGACAGCGGCCTGGACAGCGGCCTGGACAGCGGCCTGGACAGCGGCCGGGACAGCGGCCGGGACAGCGGCCGGGGAAGCGGCCGGGACAGCGGCCTGGACAGCGGCCAGGACAGCGGCCTGGACAGCGGCCTGGACAGCGGCCNGGGCCACCAACGAAATCCAAGGCGCCGCTGTCATGCGTGCCAACAATCAGCCGTTCTATTTCCTGCCGATGTTCGGCTTCAAAACTCCAGAGGAAATCAAATGACCGCCATCCACCCACTCACCCCACCGCCGGAGATGATTGCTCGGTGGGAGAAAGATTGGCATCACGCCAAGGTCAAGCATGTTCAACTTGAGGATCACATCGCCACCCAAGCCGCCCGCTGGGGCGCCGACCAAGAGCTGGAGGCGTGCTGTGAGTGGATGGCCAACCGCTACGGCGACGAATCGCACGCCATTGGCCTTCTCCGCGCCGCCCGCCGCCCAAATCCCCCGAGCCTGAAGCAGCAGGCGCTCAAAGAGCTAAAGGACTGGACAGATGAAAAACACGGGCCCGGCGGAGAAGTGCACCTCTGCGAAGGGTTAAGTGTCGCCATCATCCGCCGCGCACTGGAGCAACTCGATGACTAGCGCCACTCGCGCTCAGCGCCTAGTCGATGAGTTTGAACAAGGCAGGGACTTCGCCGGCGGATTCAGCATCCGCCACGGCATCGCCGCTGTGTTGCGGCACCTAGCCGACACCGATGCGCAATACGGTGACATGGAGAGCTGGTACGCCGTCCCAGTGCGCACCCTCGAAGATCTAGCCGACGCCCTGGAAGCGCTG